GCCTTTACAAGACATCTTCAAGGATGCTCGTGTCATAATACTTCGGATGAACAAGTAATATTAAATGGTTTAAATTCTGAAGTTGAATGTGAAGCTTGTAGTGCTTAATTATTCAGGTGTTTCACCTACCATATCTGCTAAAGAAGGAGAAAATACTTTTACATCTCTTCTTATTTTTTCAGCTGTTGTAGATGTACTTGGATTATCAACATCAGCTTGAGCTGCAGCCTCCGACTCATATTCAGCCCCTGTATCTACGTGAGTAAGTGTTGTTTCAGTTTTTACTTTATAATGAGGAATTCTTCTTCCATCACTTGTTGTAATGTGACCTAATAATTCAGCAGGTTCGACTATAGGCATTTTTATCTCCTTTTAAAATTAATATTGAAACTTACTACAATTCTATCTTCTTGTGAATTATTTTCCTCAACTTCATGATTTAAATATGAGGGAAACAACAATAAAGTTCCATTTTGTGGTTTAAAATTAACTCTGTGTGCTACATGAATACTGTGATTTTCAACTTTTGGTGGTGATAAAACCTCCGCTTGTAGTTTGGGATCATGAAAAATTATTTGACCACTATTTTCTGGAACTTGTAAATAGTAAACACCAGAAATATAATTGTAAGGATGATTATGTAATTTATTACTAGATCCTGGTGGATTAATAATACCCCACATTCCTGTAATTTCGGGTAAATAATGTTTTTGTACTCCTAAATGTATAAAAGCTTCATCAGCAAAATTAAATATTTCACTTCTAAATTCACTAAATTTAGGATGATCGTGTAAATTGTCTTTACTATGCCATCCTCCCTTAGTGCTTCTACCTTTAACACCTATTTGATCTTCTTGTTGAAACTCCATAATTTCATCTTTTAAATGTAAATATCCTTCAAGAGGAAAAGAAAAAACTGGAGTTATAAAAAATGAATGTAGATTGAGTTTTGTGTCATTCACTATAACTGTCCTTTCGTTACTTGCATATAACTTGCTGTGACATGAACTTCGTTCGCTGCGTTAGCTTGTACTTTCATAACATCACTTTCCTGTAAAATTAATGGCTGTTCTAATAATTCTGTTGTTGTTTTTGTATTAAGACTTTTTTCTTTAAATATTTCAAACGTCGCTGATGATCTCAAGACTTCTATATCAAGAAGAGTAGTATTAGCCGAATCATTACAAACTAAAATAGATTTGATAACAAATGTTGTAGGATATACTGGTGGTGTTGCACCGGGGTCAGCTGTGGGAACAGTTATGAAAGTTGTTAGATCAGTTGTTGTAACGTCTAACATGTTACTTTTAAATGTATTAGCCAAGGAAAAATGCCTCCTGTTGTGCGTCTTCTCTTAAATCTTGTTGATAGTTTGAATTAAGTAAAAAAACAATTTGTTCAAGTAATTGTATCATTTGATCAAACTGATTTTGGTCATACTCTGGTGTAGCGTTTGGTAATCTTGTTATACTTATTTTAGCCATTATCTTCTTCCATCTGGTCTAAGTTGAAGTTTGGTTGAACCAAGTCTCCAAGGTGTGTCATTTATATTATTTGACTCCCATTTGATTTTCACTGCTCTTCCTCTTCCTCTTACATTAATTTTCTGTGTTGTACTAGAAATAGTTCCTGAAGTAGAAACACTATTTGGTGATTGTGGGTATTGATTTAAAGTTAATGTAGCAGTCAAAGTGTTACTAAGATTATCAAAATCAGGGACTAATTTACTAACTGACATCAATTCATCCCCATCTCCTATTTCTACAGAACCTGTAGTCAAGAAAGCTGCAATCGCTGCACCATTAGCTTGATTATTACCTGTTTCATGTTCATAAATGTAAGATGCACCTGCGGTTAAACCTAAAATAGTAGCAGCATTTGAAGTAAGAGACGTGCTATATTCAGTAGCAATTGGTTGCTCATAAACATAAGCACCAAGCCACGTTGTTCTTGGTAAGTTTAAAGTATACCAAGTATTTTCTAAATAATTGTAGGCAACAGCTCTGTCTATCTGCGTAGAACTACCTGATGCATAATACCAAATTATTTCATTAAAAGCTGTATTTAAACCACAAGATATTTCGTTTCTGTTGTTATAACTTAAATCGTCAAATACATAATCTTGAACAGAACATGGCATTTTTTTAACAACACCATCAAACATGTAAAATGCATTATCTGACATCCAATATGATCTACCATTAACTTCAATGGCTGCATGTTGTGCTATTAATCCACAATTAGCACCAAGTTGTCTCATACCAAAAGTAAAAGGTGTGCCAATAAATTGAATACCGTGCATGGATGTGTCCGTCCAAACGAGTATTTGACCCGAAGATTTAGCAGCACCTATGATTCTAGATCCATCAGTTATTCTTAATGATCCTGCTTCATTGGTTGCAACAGGAGTATAATCAGTGGCATCTTCTCTATCAGAAAAACGAAAAAATAAATCATCTTGAGTTGATGAATTACCAATTGTTGTTTCTGTTCCAAATATTAATAAATGTCTGGTATCTGTGGATACTAAACTAAATCTCGATGTGGTAGGTGCATTGGATAAAGCTGCAGCTCTGTTACTGGTTCCAGATGAAGTGTCCCACATAAAAGTGCCACCATTTAAAACAGTTGCAATTAAATCTTCTCCAAAATTATCTAAAGACCAACTTCTTGAATCCAATACTACAGTAGATGATGATCTTGCTGTATTCCACGTACTTGCACTCCATGTTGAAGTTCCCCATCCATAACCATATGTTGAGTTAGCAGGGCCTATATTTATTTGATATACAGCATTGCCTGTACCACCACCACCTGATGTAGATCCAGAAGCTGTGCTTGTATGCGTAACTTTATATGTGTTAGCATCAACGTATGTAGTAATTTCAAACTCTTGATTCATGTCCAAACCATCTATTGTTGAAAATGAGTCAAAGGTTACAAAATCACCTGCTGCAGCGCCGTGTCCTGTATCGGCTACAGTTACTGTCGTAGTGCCATTTGTTGTAAAAGGATTAGTTAAAGCTTGTGTTTCTCTTATTGGTGTAATGTCTACGATAGAACCGTCAGTATAAAGATATAATTTTCTATCGGTTCCTAAAGCAAGATACCTAGTTCCGTTTAAGCTAACCCAAGAATGCGTATCACGGACAACGCCCACTATTGATTTTTGACTTAAATATGCCCAACCACTCCATCTCTCAGGTTTTCCGTAGTGAAATCTAACAAAATCAGAGTCAACATATTTACGTTGATCGCCTGCTGCATAAGCAGTGTCTTGTTTATCAATGCCTGGTTGGAACTTTAAATCAGTTAATTTCATGTCGAAGTATACTAAATTATTTATTGTTTTGTGGCAAGAATTGAGTTCCTACATTACCTTTAAAGACATACGTTCCGTGATGATTTAATCCACTTACAACATCTGCATACACACTTCCCCCAATTTTCTGCCATAATCTACAAAAAGCGTAATCTTCTGATAAATATCTTTTTGTTTCAGGCTCAATCATTGTATCAAAAAAAGCATAATTCCAATCAGAATTATCATGATGACTAAATTCAGTATCGTGTGGTTGATTTAAATGTTGATCAGATTTAAATTTTAAATCAGGATAAGCTTTAGCCATTTTTTCAAACACCTGTCTTTTTATCAACATAAATCCTGTAGCCCCGTCTACTGCTTCTATAAAACCTTTTTTAACTTCAATTCTATCAGGGTTCTTAACATTTAAATTATATTCTAAAGAAGCCGCATGAAGTTCATCTAAATCAATATCAGGATTATTAATAACTCTTTTTTTTACTTTTCTCCAATCTATAGCTTTTCGTGGATATATTCCTGTTACTACATCTTCATCTAAATCTAACATTCTAAAAATAGTTTTTTCACTAAACCCAATATCAGCATCAATAAAAAGTAAATGGGTATAATTCCCAGGATCATCCATAAATAATTGAACCAAAGTATTTCTCGCCCTAGTTATTAAAGACTCATTTCCAATAGTTCCAAACTGTAATTGAATATCATGTTTAGGAGCTTCATTCACTAAACGTAAACAACTTTTAAAATAGTCAGCTGTAATCATACCACCATAACAAGGTGTACCAATAAAAATTTTATTCTGCATCTTTGTAAAAAATATTTAATGTAGCTCTATTAGAGCTATCACCGAAAGATTGTAAATCTGAATGTGGTATTTTCATGCCATTAAAAAACAAAGCTCTATTTTCTACAAAACCTATGTGAGAAGATAATTGATTGTTATGCATAAACCCAGTGCCATTATTAAGGAGGGGTTCTCCCTTAACAAATAAAAGAAAGTTTGCAACATTTCCTTTGTCATCATCTGTATGAAACAAAGGTTCATCTTTATTTTGTCTGTAATGAGCACTCACGGATATAGGCTCAAGGTTTCTGTGTGGAAAAAAATATTGTTTAATTAACTTTAACAATGGATCATTGTGAAAACTTTTAGGAAAGGTGTGTCTATGACCATACATTTGACCTTCTGGATTATCTACTTGAACATAGTTTAAATTCATAAGAGTATCTTGTAAGGATTTTAATGTAGCTTCATCTAAAAAATCATCAACATACATAACAAATTTTGTCTTTTTATTGTGTTGCATAATCTACTTTTAAATATTCTATTTTCTTTAACCAATCTTTAGGTATGGCTATAGCACCACCACCTGTAATATCATCTTTGTCTTTACTGTAAGATCTCATAATAACTATTTTTTTATCATTATTAACAACCATCCAACCTACTTCTTGGCACACGGCCAACGGTGCATTAATAACTTCTTTTATATCAAGCCACCCGGTTTCTGTATCACGGGCATCGACCCACGTCACACGGACCATTGGTGCCTTATTTATATCAAACATTTTTGTATGAATACCATCCTGTAACAATATATTTTTCTTGTTCTTTACAAATATTACCACGATGCGTGTACTCCCAAGTAGCGGGCCAAATTAATGTCAATCCTTTTTCTGGTTTTATTTTTATCTTTTGATACATAAACTCAGTCTCACCATCTTTTAAAACATCATTTAAGTAAGTCATAAAAACTAAGTGTCTGTTAATTCTATACTCGTATCCTGTGTTTTCATAATGCCAAGCTGGATAACCTCCTTCTTTAGGATATTTTTGTATATTATATCCTTCATATAAACCCCATTGATTTTGCTGTTCACTACACATTTTGTATTTATTTTTATACAATTCTAAAATTTTAGATAAATTTTTTTTATAAGACAATAAAGGTTCTCTATTGTCATTACTATCAAGACCTAGATCAAAAGAATTTTTTTTATCTAAATCTATTTTACCATTTACACCCATCGCTCCTCTGTCTATGTAATTAGAATTTTTATTAAAAAATCTTACTATGTTATCACAAACTAAAGAATCTTCGATATACCAACCAGCAATAAAATTATTTTTTTTATTATTTTTGTGAGATCTTAACACTCAGGTTTTCTTTTTAAATCAACATTAAAAGATACCGATCTTCTTTCTTGATTTGGTGTTCGAAATGGATATACTGCATGTGATAACCAGCTTGGAAATAAAAATATATCTCCAATTTTAGGAGTAGCTTGAAAACCATTACCTGAAAACTTAGCGGCTTGACCACACATAAAATGTATGTCGCCTACACAAGGATAATGATCTTCTTTTTTATACTCTTCTTTAAGATCTTTTGGTATTCTTAAATAAAGAACACCTGATAATTCTCCGTCATGAATATGCATAGGATTAAAATCACCGGCGTATTGTGATACAACCCACATACTTGAAACACTCATCGCTCCTACTTCGTTAACACTAATTGTATCACACGCAGGAGGTATCGAAATATATTGTTGCACTATAATTTGTAATGCATTTAAAACTGGAATGAACTCTTTTGATTTTAAAAAGTCTGGTGGATACCTTACTTCTTGTTTAACATTTCCTGCTAAATGCATAGAATGATCCCATTCTTTGGCTAAAGCATCGACTTGCATTAAGTCAGTTGCTTTATCATCTAATATTTTAATTAAATCTTTTGGTATTTGTCCTGTTAAAATAGTTGGACCAAAAGGTCTTATAGCGTGAAATTGTTTTTTAGTTTCTTCTTTACTCATCTTTTTTCTCTTTTTTCTTTTTCCCATGTTCTTGCTGTTTCCTCATGTTTTCTTTTACGAATTCTATTTCTTCCTTATTTAAAGGTCTTCCATATGGAGGTGCGGGAACTACAGGGGTAGGGGGTTTTTTAGTAGCCATCATTCTTTCCTTTCGGTTAGCTATAAATATCTATTGTCATATAGCAATAATTTGCCTATAAATATATAATTAAATTGGCATTTCTACAAGTTTAGCCTCCTTGCTTATATTACACAATCATGACTTGCAAAAGGAGAACATGCTAAAAAAGATTTTTAAGGCAGCAAAAAAACTAGCACCAACAATAGGTGCAGGACTCGGAT